TATATAATCAGCAAATCGAATTGTGCCACTTTTTAAATCGAATTGTACTTAAAATTTTACACCACAAATATAATTAAAATTCTATCTTTGTGAAGTCACACTTCTTACGAACCAGCATAAGACTTAAAGCATTGCCCGGATGGGTGTCTTTGCTGGTTTTTCTGTGCGAAGAAGTGTGACAACTTATCCCGTCCGGGTTTTTTATACCCTAAGTTACATCCGAACAATAATCAGGCTTAATGAGTGGTGCTGTGGTGCTTACATTCTTGTACAGCATTATGTCAGTATAGCCCGCATTGTGATTCACTTTTACAGGCATTTCATACTTAACACTATTTTCAAATGGGTTGTTTGCCTCCAAATTCTTTTCAAGCCATTCGCATAGCTCAACAATTGAAGACTTATCTGACGTGAAATAAAAGTATGAGTTTTCTTTTAATACCTTCAATACATCTAAATAATCGGCTAAACGCCAATAATTGTTGTATGTGCCTACCTCAGTTGATAAGTATGGAGGGTCAACAATGAATACAACATTATCAATGTTCTTGTATTTATTGAATAGTTCTTTGTAATCGCTTTTAACAACATGTAAGCCGTCAAGGTAGCCAGTAGCATTGTAATTGCTTTTACGTACACAATTGTATAGCGTGGACTTTTCAAGCCCTGTAATGGTGGTAGCATAGTTCATACTGAATAGCAAGGAACTTGATAACGTAATGTAATCAACAAAGCCGTGCTTTTCTTCCTGACCCTTTACGTACTGAACAATTTGCTCTTTAAACTCATTTGGTAGCTTCTTATCTTCAGGACTACCTTTTACTAATGTGCGAATGTGTTCGAGCATTTGGTTAGTAAAAGGAACATTCAATAGCCGTAAATGATAATCGTCATAGTCGTTGTACACAACAATTGCATCGGATCGGTACTGTTTGGTTGTATGGCTCAACAAGCCTGAGCCGCCAAATAAATCAACAAATAATGTTGCCGTTTCAAACTCATTTAAAGCTTGTTTAAATTGCTTTAAAAAACGTCTTTTTTGCCCCATAAAAGGCAAAGGCGCACTTGTGTACGCTTTTTTGGTTGTCACACCTCTCATACGTAAAGATTTTAAAAGTTAATAATGCGAGCAGCCTTATTACTAATTAAAATGTTTATTGGTTCTGTCGTTGGGCTTGTGGCTTACTGCATGCCCTTTGCTGGTATGTACTGTTGAAATAACAGGAAACAATATCAAATCATATTGATGCTCACCAGCAACATAGTTCAATGTTTGTTTCTCTATTTGATAGCCTGATTTTTCAACTATAAAAAGATTGTCAACCAAATAAAACACATTCATATTAGCCACACCAAAAGCATCTGAATAAACATGAGCACGCTTTTTTATAGCCCACACACCTTGGTAGTACACCAATAAATCAACTGTAGTAAACTCTTCGATTTCGCCTGTAATATCATTCTCACCTGTAGCGGAAATGGTGTAATAATCACCTTCGGTTGGCGTTGCCGGGTCTGGGTCGGTATTTGGGTTCCATGCTCCTTTATCAGTCCAGCCTTCTAATATTAATAAGCATTTAGCTGAATTGACTTTATTGCCGTCCTTATCTCTAATTATAGCCTGAAAATTAAAGTCGGTTGAGACCTCTATTGTTATTCCTTGTACATTGAATAAATCTGCAACTAAATTACCAAACTCAATGCTCATACCACCAATAAAGAAGCCTGTAACAACTTCCATTGAATAACTAAAAGCACTTACATCACTATCATCGGCATTGGCCGCAATTACACGATAGAAATAATGTGTAGTATCGGTTAAGCCTGTTACAGCATCATAGTTTACAGCCACTTCTTTGTTTTGATAGCCTGCCACAAATGAAGTAAAAGCGGCATCGGTGGCAACATCTAAATAATACTTTGTTGCAGTATCAACCGTTTGCCAGTGGGCTGTAAAGCTGGTTTTGGTAATATTTGAGGGCTTTGTAATATTTGGAGTATCCATTAGGCTTCGGTCATATAAAGTTTAATCTTAACAAAACGAGCTGAAATATACTTTGCTTCACTTGCTACAAATGCGGGGTCAGCGTTACCACGGTCGGAATTGTCAATTGTTACGGCTTTGTTCCAAATAACATTTTTAAATGTTGCAGCAGCTTTTTCACTTTCTTCATTACAAAACTTCAAATCAAAATCATAGTACACAGCCTTTTCGCCAGCCGCTTCTAAGTTGTCAGGGCGTGAAGTTGCTACACCCGATGCGTTGTAAATAAGATTTGCAAATATGCGAGTAATAAGCAAGTAACGAATTGCTTGCAAATCAATCCATGCACTTTCAATATTGCCTGAAGCGTGACCTGCACTCATTTGGAATAGAAAGCGAGTAATGCCGTTAATAGTTTGCGATGTGCGTACAATATCATCAACCGAAGTTGTTTGACTAAAGACAGCACCACCTTCTTTTGTAAATTCTAAACTATTGGCATCAAAGGAATACCCTAAACCATAAGCTCCAATTGTTGAATTATTTTTACCTGCAAATAAGCATGGAGAATTAGGCTTTAAGGTGTAATCGCCTATGGCTTCGTTGTTATACTTTGGGTCAAGTCCTAAATAATTTGTACTATCAAGATAACTAACATTAGCATTGGAAGCAACAACACTAATTAAATTATAAGCACAAAGCTGTGTAATTATTTGGTTGTTTGCTAACTGCACTTCGTAGTTGTGTAGTATAGTATTTATAAATTTATAATACTGAATAAATGCATGGACAGCGTATGGAAAATTGAATCTAAATACAGTACAATTAGTAAGGTATAAATTGAAATATTTGTTTGGGACATTATATTTCTGTTCTATTGTATTTATTTTGCAGCCTTTTGCATTTACAAAAACTGATTTATACGCAGTAGTATTTTGATTAATACCTATGTTATCAATATGGCAATTAATGTAAGTTGGGAACTTATCAGAATCATGTACAAACCCCCTAGAACTTGTATTATATATTGCTAAATCTACACCATCGTTGTTAATTATTATACTCTCAATAGTATCACTTCCCGTAATTAAGTTGAGCCAAGGAAGGAAATAACTACCTCCTGAATAATCAAACACTACCTGACCATCGCCTATAAATTGGTATTTATTAGTACTTGTACCTCTAGCTTCTTGCCAAAGACCTGTACCAATTACAATTTTATCACCATCAACACCTACATCAGTAGCTTTATTTATTGATGCATAAGGCAAAGCCATTGAACCATCACCAGTAACATCATCACCGTTTTTGCTTACGTAAATATCACCATCTATAATATTCCAAACATGCATAATTATAAGGTATTAATGGTTATTACTGTATTCTTAAGAGCAAAGCAATTCTTAGCCGTTTCGTTGGCTAAATAGTTGTAGGTGCGTACAATTTCGTAAGTGACTTTATTCCACTTTTCGCTTTCTATTCGTCCGCAATAGGTGTTAGGCGTTTTTTCGCTTTCGGCTTTCATTTGCTCGTTAATGTGGGCTTGTACTTCATCGGTTTGTTCGGTGAAGGGTTTGGTTTTGTCGTATTGTAATTCTGCTGTTAATTGTATCATAGTTTTATCTTTTTGGAGACGTACTGTAGTACGTCTTTACGTTACTTACTTATGTTATTGTCCACGCTGTAATTGTTGCTATGGTTGGTTTTTGTAACTGGCCTGAGCCGTTGTATATGTCGGTTTTTTGTATCCATGTTGCTGCGATGTCGTCTTTTATTTCAATTTTGGTTGCTAGGCCATTGGCATAGGCAAAGCGTTCCTCGTAGTATTTTGTTGGGTCGGAAACATAGGAGTACTTTATTATTTTTACTGAGCCACCGGCGTTGTAAGTTGGGTTTTCTGATAGGCGTAGTAGGTCGGCTGAGCCGCCTGATTGTATTTCGGGTAGTTGGCTTGCTGTTAACTTACCATCACCACCCAAAGTTGCCACGCCATTGTTAGCACCTTTTTCCGATGTTTCAATTTTATTACCCAAAGCTTCGGTTAAGCCTTGAATGTCACCTATAGTTATTTCACCAATGGTTTGCCCTTGGTATGCCCATTTTGCCGGGTGGCTTTCGGGGCTTTCCCCTGCGGCGGTATCGGCAAGTAAGCGGTAAAAGCCTTCAACCTTAAATTGCAGGTTTTCGCTTGCTGCGTTCTGAAAACTTACATATTGCTGGGTTTCGGCATCGTAAACGTAAGCCTTGGTGTTATCCCATACTTCGGGTTCCACAACATCCTTTTTATCAACCTTAGCATCAAGTAAGTTCTGTAAGCCGTCAACCTCATCAGGCTGAACCTTATCATCCTTATGCCTAAACGAATCTAACCAATCCCAAAACTGTTGTTGAGTTGGTTTAAGACTAGTTTTAAACCATTGCTTTATGGTATTTATTGATTGTTTTGCCATTATTCGCCTAATGCTATGTTTATAAGAAATATTGCTGTTTGGAATGTTCCTTCAATTTCAATAAGCAAAGGAGTTTTTCCTACTATCTTGGCAGTATGCCAATTGCCGTAATTAGCTTCCCACACTTTAAACTCCATATCGGTAATGGCATTGGCAGCTACAAAACTAAATTGAAAACGTGGATTTGTTTCACCTGAATGCGCATAGTTAAATTTTGTATTAAGTACTGTAAGCTTTTGCGACTTATTGGCACGTGCATAAATTTTGGTTATGCTTGCGCTTGATGTCGTACATGTAATACTAGGGTTTTCACTCGAATAACTAATATTGTCAAGCTCAGCCTCGGCAATTACCAAACGGTCGGTCAAATCAACAAGACCGTCAAACTTATTGGCTTCAATGGTATCCCAATCAAATTGGTAACCAGGTGTTGTTGTACTGCCAAATTCAGCATGATAAACCGTTTCGTCACGGGTTCCTTCAGCTACTGTTATTTGAGTGTCTGTTTTAACAATTTTGATAGTAGCCTGTACTGTACCACCCAAAAAAGGCATAACCAAGCCATTTAGAACTAAAAAGCCCGAACTACGAGAGTTTGCACCATTAACATCGCATCCACTTAATATAAAATTATCGCCACCAAATGCCGCCATTTTTTCAAGAATAGCAGTTGCATCTTGCATAAATTTTAGCACATTGGTTGTAAAAGGAAAGTCACGTTTGCCATCTAAATCAATTGTATTCATAGTTTTTTTATTAGTTATCCAACAATAATATCATAGCGTTTACCCGCTAATTTGTAATAATCAACCAAGGCTATCAATCTGTAAACTTCACTTGAACTAAAAGCATAAGGAATGACCACAATAAAATCCCAACTACCACCATTATAAGCACTATCATTATGCACAATGAATGCGCCCGTTGCATCATCATCAATTATTAATGGCTGTTGGTCATTATCAAGACTTAATAAAGTTACATCTTCGCCGCCAGCATCCTCAATACGGATTCGCCTTTGGTCAACATCAAAAGAATCGTTTAAAGCACCTTTTAAATAACAGACTTGTCCGGTATGATTAAGCTTATATATGTTTTCATCTCTAAAAGATTTAAACGTATTATTAAGCTCTTTAAATGGGAATAAAAGGGCATTTAAAAAGTTCAGATTAAAAGCCGTCCTTAATTCAGGTGGCATTAACCAATTTATAACCTTACTCCAATTAACCTCGAACATTTGGTATATAATTAATGGTTAAATCTTCATCAGCAATAACTAAATAGCCAGCATTTGGCACAACCTTACCATCAACAACGGCAAAGTCGTTGGTTCCAAATCGTGTTTCAACCGATTTTAAAACGGGTATATCAATTCCTTCAGTAGTTTGTAAGGCATCAACCAAATGAGCCGGTATAAACTCACCATTGAAAGGAATGTTTTTAATATAGTTTTTAATGGTATCCTTAGCGGGTTCTTTGCTTGAATTGATCAATAGTTTACCCTCTTCATCAATAACCAATGGGTCGTACCATATATCAACAACCATTTTAAGGTCATCGCCATTATCGCTTACAATATTAATCTTTACACCCGCATCTTTAACCGTTTTAATGTACTCGGTAAATGGTGTAAGTTCATCGGGTGCAGCGGTTGAAAGCGGTGCTAAATCATCTTCATTATCTTTAGCAACTTTCATAAACAAAGTACCGTTTATTTCATCAACAGCGGCATGGCTCACAATTTGCGCCTCTTCATCAATGGGGTCGTAATAATCAGAATCAGGAACCAAGGCGTTGCCATATTCAAACATCTTGGCTTTTTCGGCATACCAGTTTAGGTTGTGTGTCTGTTTAGTGGCCAATATGCTGTTAACCTCCGCTTTGTGTTCATCGAATAAAACCTCGTGTAACCAAATAGCAGTTGCTATAACAAAAGAAAAAAGCCTGTAAATAGCCACCTTACTGCCGCTGTTTAATTCGGTATTTAATATTGCATCACCTGCAATGCTGTCTAATATTCCCTGATGTATTTCTTTTACTGTTCGTGCCATTATTCTATTTCTTTAATTACTTCACCGAATTCATCAATTTCGCTTAGTTCACTAAATTTTTTATCATGGCGAAAATCATATCCATTTATTTTAAAAAATGGCGATTCACCATAGACTTGAACAATAGCCTTAAACCATTTCATTCCTCTTGTTTTAGCCCAATAAAAACCTGATTTATTTGGTAAATTCATAACTTTAATTTTAACTAACTATAAAATCAACTTCAATGTTCCAATATCCAATTCCTTCTTTCACGGGTGTATTATTAACCAACACTTCACTACCTGTAGCTGGTTTATTGTATTTCAAATAATTTACCAGGACTTTTGAAATTACACCCGGCTTAATGAATTTTTCACCTCCAATAACCTGTGATGAAAAGCTTATATTATTCGATTTTACTAAATCGACAATACCGCTTATATCGCCAGTTTCTTGTATTGCCAAATCGTAAATGTTTTGATTAGGCTCAACGGTAATGTAGTTGGGGGCAGCTGATTTTATTACCTTAATTTCTACTTCGGGCAATTCACTAAAATCGGCATCCTCATCAACCATTAAAACCGAACCAGGTAAAACATCTGATGAAAAGCTAAGGGCATTATCTTTTATCAAATTGTAAAGCCCATGAATGTGTCCATACTCACGTATAGCCACATCAATTATACTTTCACCGCTATGTTTTACCGTTTCATTCATTTATTTTTTTTCTCTTTTTGGTACTGCTTAAGGTAGTAGCCGCCAAAGAAAAATGCGCCAACCATTAACATTAGAGTGCCAAGGTTGAATGCGCCAATAAGCTTTAATATTAAGTCGATATTTTTACCAAGCAAAAGCAATACAACCAAAAGCCAAAAAGCACCAAAAAAGTTGAAGGTGATGAATTTTGCTAAAAAACGTCTGGTTTTTGAACGTTCGGTATTTTCCGACAATGTATCTTTTGCATAATCGGCCAGCTTATCGGCTAATTTTACATTTAGCCCGGCAATTTCTTCTTTTGTAAATGCCATGGCATCAACGCCATCACGAAACCCTTTAAAAATATCAGCCGCTTCAACTTTACCTTTTATAAATGGTATTTTCATGATTGTAGTTTTGAGGTTAAATAAATTTGTGTATCAATATCGTAATAGCCGGTTACTTCTAAACCTGCTTTTTTTTGTAATTCGTTAACACCTGCCGAGGTACGTGCGCCATAAATGCCATCAGGGTACAAATTAAGCAGCTTTTGCAGCTGTTGTACATGGTTGCCTGTATCGCCAAAAACAATGGGTGAATCAGGAATGAAGGTCATTTCGTTAAATTCAACCCGTCTAAAACCTAACACCATATTTGCCGAATATGGGGCAATTGATACCATATTGCTTTGGTTGCCTCCAAGTGTAAATATTTCGCCCGATTGAGAATACCCAAGAAAAAAACCTAAGTGCCCTTTATAGCTTTCAATACTTTCACGCCAATATATCACCAAATCGCCTGGCTTTGGGTCGCTAACTGGTAGGCCTAACTTTAAGGCATCGCGGGCAACTGCACTGCTCAAATATTTTAAGCCTGCTTTTTTTAATACCCAATTTGGAAAAACTCCACACCAGGGGGTTTCGTCATCGTTTATCCAGTTTATTCCTATTTCATGGGCATATTTAACTATAGTCAGATTGTGTTTGGGGCCTTTTATTTCTTTTGTACCCAACTGACTAAATGCTATTTTAAGTATTTCACTCATAACTTGGTTCATAATCAATTGTAAATTCTCCATTTTCATCAACTTCAAAGTTGCTGGCTTTGTAACCATCGTTTTGAAGCTGAACCATAATTTCGCGCCTAATTTCGCGAAGTGAGCTCACGTTCTTTTTTAAAAAGTTAATTAAGCCAACTCCTACCGCAGGTGATTCTTTAAAGCTGCCTTTTGTGGAGGTGAGCAAAAGGTCAACGTTTTGCGCATCGCTGTCGCCAGTGGCAAAATCGCCATTTACGCACTTTAAGCTATAATCATCGTTTAGTAAAATATCGCTCCTGGGCATTAGTGTTTAATTTTTTCGTTTTCAACATTTTCAAAATTGCCAACCGACTTCGTGCCAATTGCTGCGGCAAAGTACGTTTTAAGTGCTGCACCTCCGTCACTTGGCGCTACTGTCCAGTTTTTTATTGCATCAACAATAACATTAACTACCTCATTGGTTTTGTTAAGCTGTGTAACCAACTCAGGAGTAATCGCCAAACCGCCATTTGTGCCGCCGTTAATAATTATTTCATCAATTTTATTTGTGGCAATCATTAGGGCATCGGTGGCATTATCTTCAATAATTAAGCAGATAATATTTGCTCCAACTTGTGGGTAGATGGTAATTACCTCATTACCTGCTTCAAGAATAGCGTTAAGCCTTACATTATTTAAAGTGGCCATACCTTCGCGCTCAACCGTGCACGTGTTATTTGCTTTATCCACGCTTTTTACCGTTCCCTCACTGGCAAACATCGGTAAATTGTCGTTCATAATTTTGCGTACGGCCATTTCAAAAATGCTAACTCCACTCATAACTTAAAGCTTAATGTGTTTTGGCGTTCAAACCCGCCTTTTAAATCGTATTTAATCACCGTTTTTTCTATAAGGTAATTCCCTTCACGGTCGGGTTCATTATCATCAATAATATTCATGGTATCGCCCGCGTGCGTTCGGGGCATGGCAAAACCAATAATATTGCCTTTGTAACCATTAAAGGCTAATCGTTTGTAAGTTTCTTCAACGTTTTTCTTTAACTGTTCCAGGTTAATGTTACCAAAATTTAATGTCCGGACCGAAACATTTACCTCCTGGCTCCCGGTTTCATATGTTAGTTTTTGTCCATTACGCTGGTTGGCAATTCCTCTTATTTTTACCTTTTCATCCTCGGCCCTTTGATATTTCAGGTTATTCTTTTTTACATTGTTGCCTATTTTATAGCGGTGTGTTTTACCCGAACCCCTAACATCGAAAGCAAACTGGCAATTTAGCTGTTTACCTCTCATGTAACTATAAAAACCATACTGCTGTTGTAACGCTGTTAATACCCGGTAAGTGCTTGCACTGTTAATTTCAAAAGCTCCTAAATTAACATCAGGTGCATTAATAGTATAACCTGGCGCAATGTAATTTAAAAGGTTTTTCAAGGTTATTTCATCCCAGCTAATTGTAAAGTTGTTTCGCTTAAGCGGATAAAACCCATCATCAACATGTAATTGCAAGGGAACATCGCTGCTTATTTCATCCAAATAGCCTGTAAATTCTTCGTAATATTTACCATCTATTCCCAATTCAATAGTAACCTTATCGCCTTCGCTTAAATAGTCGAGAACACTTTTACCATTTAGCTTTTTATATGTGCGGGGCAAAGTTATTACCGCATTATCGCCCATTTCCTTTACGCTCTCGGTAATAACCACCTTGTTAACGTTGTTAAAAACAACATTTCCAACTTTTACGCGGCTATTTGGTTCGTAATACAGGCTCATGTCAATAAAAATTCAGCGGGTTCAACAGCAATGGCTTTTACTTTAAATTTAACGGTATCAACAAAACCCTCTACAAAACCAATATCAAAACCGCCGTCAAAAAACACCTCGGTTATATTAAGGTCATTGAATATGTCCCCGATAGCCTTATAGGTACCAGGTGCCTCAAACATATTATGGACCTCATTTAACAAATCGCCCGGGTATTGATGCTCATCGGCATCAATTAAAATGCCTTGCAATTGCATTTCATAAGGCTTATTACCAAAGTTTTCAATCACATCGTTGTTACTGCGGTCAATTGGGGTTCTAACCACATGTTTGCCACGACTAAATGAAATCATTGGCGGAGGTGCCATAAAACGGCGGTTCGTTGGTTTGCTCTGCAAAAAAGGTAAAGCCGGTGTGCCTCCCTCCATTTCATCTACACCAAAGCTGTAAACACCACCGGTTACCAAATTTTGAAATATCATTTCGGCATAAGCACTGGATGCCTTATTATAAACAGGAACATTTAGGAATCGTTTTGGCTTAATGAATCCAGCCTGAATTAACCGTGGGGCTATTTTCATGGCTGTGTAACCAAAAGCGCTGTTGTATCGGTCAAATATGTCGTTAATTGTTATTCGTGCCATTTTTTGTACCTAAATATCCGTTTGTTGCTAACCAGTCAATTTGCCTCATTTTTTCCATCCACTCATCATCGGTTAGTTTTTCGGGGAATGGAACATTTAAATAAAAGCTTATTAAAGCATTACCCTGCCTGCAAAAGTTTGCTACCCATCTTAATGATGCCTCTGAATCGTTAACCGAATCAATGACAGGGTAATGCTCTATGAGTTTTTTATTGTTGCCTTAGAAATTGGCAACAACTCGGCAATGGCGTTAAATGCATGAAGGAACTTATCCTCATCCTCCGAAACCTCATCTTTATGAGAAAGTAAACAACTTTTGATAAGTATGTCTTTTGCCTTATCCGGTTTTTTATCATACCACTTCTCAAATTCGCCCATTTCAACCCTGCCTGGGCGGCGAATTACAACGTCAAAAGGTGGGAATACATCATCATCATCCTTTAACGTTGCAATTTTTACCTTTTTTTCGCCATAGCGTTCTTTCCAACTTTTAATCATTTCGGCGGTGACGCCATTCGGTAGGCTTTCAGCCTTAACTTCTTTTTTCGTGTCAACCATTTTACAGATAGTTTTAAATGTGTGTAACTTTTTTTTAAAAAAAGCCTCTCAATACCATGAGAGAGAGGCTTTGCTTATTTACGTGCCGTCGCAATGCGGCTCTTCCTTTTATCTAAAAATTGTTGTAGTCAATGTCGAGCACAAATAGATTGAACTGTTTTTTCAAATCCATATCACCTCCAACATCACGGCCCTGGTTCATAAACTTCACCGTTAACGTATCGTTAACAATGTCGTTGTTTTCGTTCACAAAGGTTACGTTTATATCGAATGGCTTAATGTCCAACAGACTACCACCTGCGGCTTTTTCAATGGCTGATATGCTTGCCAAACGCATGGTTATAGTAGCACTATCATCAATATTACCGCGTGACCAACTTGACGCTTTATTGCTACCCAGGGAAAAATTTTTTTGATGCTCCTGTTCGGTATTGTAGGCTATTTCAGTCACCTCGTAACTCACGCTACCAAACATGGCTATTTTTACATCGCCGCTATCAAAAGCCTTCCCGTTTCTTTTTATCATTGTCATAACTACAAGGTTCTTTTAATGTTAATAGTAGCTTTTACCTGTCCCACAACTCCGGTAGGCACCATATTAAAACTTACCAATAATTCTTTATTCCCGGTAAGCAAATCAGAAGCAGGGTCAACAATTGCCTCGCCGCCTGAAATTTCGCCATTGGCGAGCATTTCAATAAACGGGCGGTTGGCAAACCCTTCAAAGTACTTCACCATTCCAGTAGGTAGTTTTCCCGTTTCGGTATCAACCGGAACAGTAGTTTTAACCTTAGGTAACAAGTTTTGGCGAATAAGCCTTGCCAGCTTATTAACCGTTGCACCAATGGCAATGGTGTGAATGTTCATATTATCCTCGTTATCAATTATAACAGGAGCGCATACATGGTCATCGTTCCACCGGTAACCTGTAATTCCAGTATAACTAATACCGAAAATATACCCCTTATCGTTATAGGCTTGTAAATCATCCTCGGCAGCGGTTAATTTTGTGTGGTTGCTTAACCCAGCGGTTAACCACACCAGTTTTTTGCTGTCCGAAATATCGAGGTTTTCCACCTCTCCCGGATGGGCGTTAACAGGTATACCTGCCTTGGTTCCCATAAACGTTCCAATGTCGGACATATTTTGAGCTTCACCGGTAAGTGTTTCGGCATAATCCCAATCCTGTCCAATAACAAGGCTAACATTGTTGTACTCCTGTACAACGGTTGCTACCTGTATATCTTTAAGGTCTTGCATGGCTGCGGCGGTGCCGTCAATACCACGCCCTTCAATAAACACGTTTAGCGGACGGTCGGTGCTAAAACTCCAATCAGCAAGGGTTTGTGCCGCTGCAATTGCGTTTTTAACAACCTCCTCTAAACCATCAACATAAACAGGCGTATAACCTGCCTGTGGGTTATAACCAACAGACAAATATCGGATATTACCATTAGCTCCAACAATTAAATCGTGACCGTGGTCAGTTATCATTGTCTCCATATCCTTAGCCACATCTGCGAACATCACGTAAAGCTTTGTTCCTTCACCGGCCATCCGGTAAAATTCTTTAATGTGGCGGTAAACCCTAACATCATTGTCGGTGTCAAAAGCGGCATTTATCCCATGGTCCTCGGCATCCTTAAGCTTTTCAAACTCATATACCTCACCCTGGGTTATGCCCAGTATAGCTCCACCGGCAGCAATGGCAGGAGCATTTATAAGCAATGCCGATGCCCCGTCAAGGTTCTCAACATTAGCTCCAACAGCTCCTTTATTTACTATTACTCCCCTTAGGTTAGCCATAATTACTTAGCTTTTGATTCAACATTCTCGCGGGTGATGGTCTTAATTGCCTTTTTATCCTTTACCGAATTTTCGGCAAGGTTCTTACTGGTAAAGTACTGACCATCTGTGTTAATGAATAACTCATTAACCTTGTACTTGTCCATCATGGCTAACTCACGCTTAGCCTTATCGTTCGCTTTAGTTCCCTTATTGTCCGATGTGTTTTGCAACTCATCAATTGACTTTTTAATGGCATCAACTGCCTTTTGGGCATCGGCCTTTTCCTTTTCGGTTTTTGCCGCTTTAAGTTTATCCTCAGCCTTGGTAAGCGATGCATTAAGGCCTTCGAGTTTTTTATTTTTATCAACCATTTGTAAACAGTTTTATAAAGTTAATTGCAATTGTTATGGCAATGGACAGCGCACCAAACGCGGCTGCTGTCACTACCATTCTTGTCTCAATTTTAGTAACCCGGTCGCGCAATTCAGGAGTCTCTTTTTTGAGGCCCTTAACATCATCAGTAACCGTGTCCATCTGGTTGCTGAGCAGGATAAGAAGCTCACGCTGTGTGAGCTTATTCTTATCCACTACGCGACTATCCTGGTTGCTGCTCATAAATTAGTCCCGGTTTATTTGTAAAAACAATCGGTTAAGTTTAGCGCGGTTTGTTGCCCCATAGCCTTTCATTGTTCCCTTAATAAATCGCCAGCCTACTTTGCTGTTACTATTAAACAGTATCACAGTATCGGCCGTTGACATGTGCCAGGTAACATTTTGCATGGCAAACCAGTTTTTGCCGTCAATGCTGCCATAGGCATTAAACACCGTTGAATCACCAACAAACACGGTATCACCGCTCATTTGGAGGGTGTAATTATACTGATACCCTTTGTCAACTTTGAACACCTTGCTTACCTCATCAACGCCGTTGATGGTGTCAGCAGCGGTGGTGTAAATTGAACGGTACGTGTCTGTTTTTCCAAACTGCACATCATAACTCTGTGCCTTAGTATTGATAACCATGGCGAGCATGGCTATCAATGTAAATTGAATTAATTTTTTCATATATCAGTTTTTAAACTTTTGCTGAAATAATTGCGCCACGGCCTTCCTCGCGGGTTGGCATTACAATATAGTGGTGGCGGAAATTCATAAGGTTACGCTGATTTTCCGGATCAGTCTCGGCCTTTTTGTAATACATTTTCACCCAACCAGAGGCTTTTGCCACGCGTTCTAATGAAAAGAATATAGAGGCACGTTCATCAGTTGCCTGCGGCACTGCCCCAAAGGCAAGCTTTACCTTAGTTGCTACAGTGTAATAAGGGTTACCTGAGTAAGTGTAAAGCTCAAAACCGTAAGCATTTGCAATTTTGCCAGTGGTGTAATTGTAGTACTGCTCCTTAAAGGTTTGGTCTTGTGTCAATAAGTCATTAACATGCTCGGCGCAGAGAACCAAACGGCGGCCTTCATCTGGGATTTCCAAATCATCCAGTTTGCGCTTTAGTGTTAACAAGTCTGCCGGAATTAATTTTTTACGTCCGGTACCATCATCTTCACCAGTAGTTACAATTACGGGCATAGCTGATTTGCTTGCATCGGCAGGGGCAACGCTATGAATAGCCTTTTTAAACTTGGTGCGGGTAATGGCTTTTGAATGCTTACCCTTAACGGTAGCTATTTTATCATAGCTTAATGCAAAAAGCTCATCATCGGTTACAGGAGTAGCTTTAGTTTGGTATTTATCCAGGTTAATTGATATATCCTCCTGGTCTAAGGTTTGAATGGGTATAGGATAGGTGGTATTATTAATTAATACCTCCGGCAGCACACCCATATAAACAAGGTGAATTACCTGGTTCTCGTTACCTACATTACTCACGTACCGAGAATAATCTTCTATACCTTCAAGAAATGAGGCATCCTCCAATTTACTCATTTCTTCTTTAACTGCTCCTGTCCATACCTCACGGTAAACACCAGCCATGGTTAAACCCGACATTTGCATAGGAACAAACTGCAGGGCAAACAAACCACCGGCAATAACAGCAGGCGACATATTTAAAGCTGTACCAATTGCCGGGGCAGGGAATACAGCAACTAAAAGCGAAAACAGGATAGATAAAATTAATTTAGTTTTCATTTTACTAATTTTTTGGTTAATTACTCAGGTGCGTTGGTTTTATATTTAGCCTTATACAACGCATTAAAGGCTTTGCTGTCTTTTTTAGCAAGGGCTTCCAACCCGTCAGGGTCTTCTTTTTGCCACTTATCCCAATCCCAATCCTCACGACTGGCATCCGGTTTCTCCTCTTTACCGTCTTTGCCTTTAATTTTACCGGTAATAGGTTCGTAAACCTGCATATCGGCAAAAATGGCATTCAACTCATCAAGGCCAATTTTCTCGCCACGGGTAATGTACTCGTCGCGTTTTTCCTTTTTGAGTTTACCGGCACTTACGGCGTTATCAACTGCATTTTCGATCGCCTTTTTTTGCTGAGCTTTTAAATCATCCTCAGCCTTTTTGGCCTTTGTGCGCTCAGCTTCCATTTTTTTATCAATGGCGGCCATTACTTCCTCATCGGAATTTTGCTCGGTTACGTCAGTTAAGCCGTAACGGGCAATCAAAGCTTTTTTGTCCATTTGTTTGATTTTTGGATTATCAATAGGTTTGGTGAGGGCGGCGAATTTTTCAAAGGTTCCCTTAGCCCCTAAGTTTACCACTTCCTCTTTGTCAAGTTTTGCAATGTCTTTAACCTTTGGCGAAAATGTTTCATCGGCAAGGCCTTCACTAACTGCCTCATCCGCATCAAACCAATTATCGCCATCTAACCATTGTTTAACCTCTTCCTCGGTTTTTCCGGTACGCTCCATCAGTTTTTTAGTGAAGTCTTTTTCAATACTGCGGAGTAGTTTTGCGTACTTTTCAAGGTCTTTTGCATTACCATAAGCACCCCCGCTGGGGGCATGTATCATTATGTACGCATTTTCGGCAATGAAAATTCGGGTACCGGCCATCATAATTACACTACCCATGCTGGCGGCCACACCATCAATGTACATATCTATTTGGCCATTGAAAGCTACCAGGGCATTGTAAATAAGGTTTCCATCAAAAACCAAACCCCCATAACTGTGTAGGTGAAAGTCTAAATTTTGATAACCTTCATCGGTTATTTCCTTAATGGCCCGCATTATGTTTTCATAGGTGAGATAATATTCACCCACATAACCATAAACGGTAAGTATTGCCTTATTTCCTTTTTTTTCGAGCAAAAACATTCAAAAGAGTTTTACATGATTTTGATTTTTAAACATCACTTATTTGAGTGCAATATTAAATCTATTTGTACACAAATAAGAATATAACTGTCATACTGTCAATTATTTACGCCAGCATGGCAACGTTTTTACTTTTTCATTTCACTTTAACCCACCTTTGCATATAAATAAGTGTAACATGGCCAAGGAAAAGGAAAAAAAAGTAGCACGTATACTCTATGTCGATCAGGGTAAGGATGCCAAGGAAATTAGCGGCATGGTTAACGTTAGCGAAGCTACATTAAGCAAGTGGGTAAACCAGTTTGGTTGGAAACAAGCCCGGAGTGCCAGGGTTGCAAACCCCAGCAACCGCACCAACAACATTAAGCAAATTATTAACGATTTAAGTGAGCAACGAATTGAATTGGGCCGACAATTAAAACAGGCCGAAAGCGATAGCGACATAGAACGCTGCACCGAGCTACGGACAATCATTGCAAAGGTTGATGATGCCGTAAGCAAATGGAACAAAACGCTTGAAAACGTTGACAAAGAGAACCAGGTTACACTTAGCACCTACCTGAATGTTATGGACATGGTTTTTGAAGCATTACGCAAAGAAGATATTAAGCTTTACATGAAAACACTCGACTTTCAGGAACGCCACTTAAACGATGTATCACTAACTTTTAAATAAACATGAAATTACAGGACCGCGATGCATTAAAACGATATAAAGAGAAACTTGGCGTAATTAAGTCGGGCGGTAGTATTGTGGCCAGCGAAACCCGGACCGAACAATTACTAAGAATTGAAAAGGCGAAAAAAGATTTTTCTTATTTTGTCCGTGAATACTTCAAGCATTATGCCGATGCCGAAACGCCATGGTTTCATGCCGATTTAGCAAATAAGGTAAAAAAAGATAAAACCTGCCGTTTTTTAGTGCGCTGGGGGCGTGGTTTGGCAAAATCGGTGGTTTGTGATACACTTATACCTTTATGGCTTTGGATAAACGGGGAGGAAATTTATGTTGTTATTGTTGGTAATAATTACGATAAAGGAACAATACTACTTAGCGACTTGCAGGCCGAATTTGATGCCAACCAATTGCTTATTCACGATTTTGGGGAACAAAAACTGGAAGGCAGCTGGGCTGATGGTGATTTTTCAACCCGTGATGGTAATTTTATTGGAAAATCGCTGGGCATGGGGCAAAGCCCACGTGGGTTACGCAAGGGCAAAAAAAGGCCTAATCTTATCATTCCCGATGATTTAGAAGATAAAGACACCAGCCGAAACCCAAAGAGGCAGGATGATGTTGTACGCTGGATAGAGCGTGATTTGATACCTACCATGGATGGCGAGACGAGGCGATATTTGCAGCCTAATAATGACCCCTGGCCCCGCTCCATCCAAAACCAGTTAGAGGAACGTCACCCCAACTGGAAGGTACACGAAGTTAAAGCTTACAATCAGGAAACATACGAACCCGCCTGGAAAGAAAAATACCCACCCCATTATTATAAAGAGGTAGAGGATGATATTGGCGCACTTGCCGCACGTGCCGAATATAACCACGAAAAGCACACCGAGGGAAAGTTGTTTACTGATGAAATGATACAATACGCCAAAACACCGAGGTTAAACAGCTTTAGCCTTATTATTGGTTTTTGGGATGTGGCCTTTTCGGGCAAAAGCGACTTTAATGCTGTTAAAGTTTGGGCGTTAACTGGTCGGCAATTTTGGCTTTTGGGTGGTTTTGTTAAGCAATGCAAAATGGTGGAGGCCATACGCTTTATGTACGACTATGAGGAGGGTTTACCCCCCACAGTGGTAGTACACTGGCATGTTGAGAGCCAGTTTTGGAATGACCCCCTACGTGATGCTTTAAAAGTGGTTGAACTGGAAATGAAAAGGCCTTTAAATATTATTGTTACCGAACGCCCACGTATGGACAAATACGATCGTATTGTTTCCGGCCTCATGCCTTACTATCAAAACAATCGTATTTATTACGATGAAAAGTTAAAGCCCAACAACGATGTACAGGTAGGCATTCAACAACTAAAGGGAATTGAACCGGGCTATAAAACGCATGATGATAGTCCCGATGCCGATGAACAGGCAATTAATAAACTGGCGACTTACGTGCGAACCGATGCGTTTGCACCCCGCATACGAACAAAACAAAGCTTAAGAGCAAACTCTAAACACCGATATTGATATGGCATTTATTAAAGATTCTGATTATGAAGTTCAGATAAGGGCAGAGATAAACCAGGTGATTGATGAAACCACCGAAAAAACCAAGCTGGCTAAAGCCGTGAACATGGCCATTAGTCAAATGAAAAACTATTTAGGTGGAAGGTACGATCTCGATCTGATTTTTATTGACGCTCCTGCCGATGGAGAGGCCGATACCCGCGACCAGTTTATTGTTATGACTGTGATTGACATGGCCCTTTACCACCTTTGGACAAAAGAGGGTGGCAACAATATACCACAAACCCGAATTGACCGCTATGCCGATGCCCTTGAATGGCTTAAGGCTGTGCAAAAAGGCGAAGCTACTAATTTACCGGTTATAAAAGATGAAGACGATCAGCCGGTATATGATGTAAGAATAAAAAGCAGGTACGAACAAACAAATAACCGATACTAATGGCTAAAGAATTTATTACCAAAAGCTACCTTTGGGGGGCTATAAAAACCAAAAGTCCTGCTGCTGCGGGTAAAGCTTCAACTAAAAATATTATAACCCAACTGGTTGACGAATTTACCGACCGTAGCCGCGCCGATATTGAAAAGTGGAGGCAAGCCATTCAGGCAGCCAGCGACCCTGAAAACCCCCGTTGGAGTTTGTTACAGGATATGTACGAAAACCTGATGACGGATGGCCACCTCATGTCTAACATTCAAATTAGAAAAGCTGCGGTTATGGGTACCCGCTTTTTTGTAATGAATAAAAACGGTGAACCTAACGATGAGGCTACCGACCAGTTTCAAAGTGAGTGGTTTTATAACCTTATGGAACATTTACTCGATGCCGTTTACAAGGGTTACACGGTGGCCGAGCTTATTGATACTGAAAAGCTGACTTTTAATATTATTCCCCGCCGTAATGTTTGCCCACAACTTGGCCGGGTTTATTTTGAAGCCCTGGGCGATAAGTTTATTACCTACACCGATCCCAAATTTTCCAGCCGAATTGTTGAGCTTAAAACCAACAATTTGTTTGGTATTTTAAACGATATTGTTCCACAGCTTATTTGGAAAAGAAACGCCCAACAGGTTTGGGCTGATTTTAGCGAGCGTTTTGGCATTCCCATGGTTACCGCTGAAACCATGGAAACCGACACTAAAAAGCTGGATGCCATTGAGGAAATGTTGAGTCAATTAGGGCAGGCAGCACAGGCTGTTTTACCCGAGGGCACAAAAATACAGATACACGATGCCAGCACCAAAGGCGACCCGCACAAGGTTTTTCAAGAGCAAATTATTACCACCAATGCCGAAATAAGCAAGCGTATTGTTGGCGGTACAATGATTAGCGATGATGGTAGCTCACGCAGCCAAAGCGAAGTGCATGAACGCACCTTGGATGAAAAAATAGCCGAAAGCGACCGCCGTATGATTGAATTTACCGTGCAAAAAATTGCCCCAATGTTAAATGCCTGGGGCATAAAAATGGCCGATGGCGACCGTTTTGTTTTCGACCGCACCGAGGAGCTCGGGTTAAAAGAACATTGGGAAATTGTTAGCGATGCACTCAACCATTACGAAATTGATGATGATTGGGTTAGCAAAACCTTTAACATACCTATAAAAGGGCGTAAACAAAAACAAACTACCGGTGGTTTATCGGCAAATTTTCGGTAGGGAGTAATACAGAGCCAGGGGCGGCCATTACTCCCGAAAATAAGCCCGAATTGTATGCCGACACCTGCCCAAAGTGCGGGGGCATTAAGGACGAGGCTGAACTACCACCCAACTTTAGCAAAAAGATGAATAAAGAGCTTCGCCGCATTATTGATGATGTATATGCCGGAAAAATAAAAACGGGTACCATCGATAAGCGTTTGCTTAAAGTAGTTGGTTCTGCTGTTGAAGGAGCTATGTTTTCAGGTTTTGGTAAAAGCTTCGATACCATTGATTTTACCACGCCCGATGCCAAAATGCTTACGCGCCTCACCCGCGATGTTTGGCAATTCTCGGCCAGTAAAAACTACCAGCAATTGCGCGATACTACAATGGCTTTGGTTGATGAAGCTGGGAAAGCCCGAACTTTCGACCAGTTTAAGGATGAAGCCAAGCGCATTAATGGGCAATATAACAATACGTGGTTAAAAACAGAATATAACCAGGCTGTTGGTAGTAGCACCATGGCGGCAAGGTGGGCAGAATATACCGCGAATGCCGATGAAATGCCCTATCTGCAATACGATACCGCTGGCGATAGCAACGTAAGGCCTGAGCATCAACTATTAGATGGCATTATACGCAAAATTATTGATGAGTTTTGGCGTAGGTATTACCCCCCAAATGGGTGGGGATGCCGTTGCAGTGCAAACCAGTTAAGTACCAGCACAGCCAACGAAACAAGCTTTATTCCAAAGGTACCGGTACCCAAAATGTTTCAAACCAATTTGGCCGAAAGCGGGCTTGTTTTTCCAAAAGCACACCCGTATTATAATGGTGTGCCGGCTAATGTGTTAAGGAAAAGCATGCAAAGCTTGCCGCCCGATGTGGCCTACAAAAATGTTTACCGTAACCCTGAAACAAACGGCAAGGTTGATTTACACATTCTGCACGGAATAAGTGAACAGGCGCAAAATGTAGCCATGGCCGAAACATTGGCCGATTATGGCTATAAGATAAAGCTTTTACCTATTATTGATACTGGTGCCAATGATTTAAGAAAACTGTTGTATAAAACCGATGATTTTGTAAAAGGCAAAAACCCCGATGCACTAATAAACAATCAGCTATTTGAATTGAAGTGGGTAAATAAACCAACCTATAAACGAATACAGAAAAGCATTTACGAAAAATCAAAACAATGCAAAAACATTTATTTAAAAATTGTTGAAGCCTTGCCTTTAGATGATTTATATAAACCGGTGAACGGTATTTTCAAACAAAGTAAAACTATAAAGCAGGTGTGGATTGAAAATGGTGGTGAAATTATTAAATATAAAAACCCGAATTACTAAGGGTAACCCGGGTTTTTGCTTCCATGAGGCCGAACCTCTTGGAACAGTACAAATATACAAAACTTTTTAATATAAACGCAAATGGACGGACAAAGTAAAATTGAACTGATACTGGAACTAAAAAACCGCATGGCCACGGGTATTACCCGGGCAAAAAAATCGGTTAACAGTTCAGTAAGCGAGATGAAAAGGCGTTTTGCCGACTTTAAAGCATCCGCGGTAAGCAACATAAAGTCGGTGGCAAATGAGGTACCTTTAATTGGCAACGCCTTTAGGTTAATAAAAAACCCCATTGTTTTGGCAGGTGCGGCAGTAATAGGCCTAACCGCACTTTTTAGTAATGCCACCACGGCCGCTGGCGATTTTTACCACGAGTTTTTGCCCATACAGCAATTAAACCTCGATAAACCACAACACGAGCTTGATGCTTACCGTAATAAAATACTCGATGTTAGCATGGCCACCGGGCAGGCGGCGGGCGATACCGCCAAGGCTTTTTACGATATACAGAGTGCTACCGGCCTGTTTGGAAACGATGTGGCCGATATTACCCGCAAAGTGGGTGATTTTAGCCTTGCCACAGGTGCTAGGTTGCCCGATGCGGTGAACCAAACCGTAAAAGCCATGAAGGCTTTTGGCCTTGGCGTAAGTGATATTGATAACCTGCTGGCCAGTAATGCCAAAACGGTACAGGTGGGTATTACCACCTTTGACGAACTGGCAAAAGTGCAGACCGAATTTGCCGGGGCGGCGGCTGGTGCCGGGCAAAATGTTGACACGGCTAACAAAATATTTGCCGCCTTTACCAGCATTGCCAAAAATAGCCAAACAGCGGCTACAATGACCAAAACAGCCTTTGAGGGGCTTACGCAACAAAGCACAATAAAAGGCTTGAAAAGCATTGGCATAAGCATGTACGATGCAAATGGCAACATGCGCGATTTAAGTGCAGTATTATCAGAAGTAAGGGTGCAGTTTAAAAGCATGAGCCCGGAGGCCATTGATGCCTTAATAAATAAAATTGGCGGCCCCGAAGGCTTGCGCAATTTGTTTGTTAAACTAAAAACTGGCGCCGATGACTTTTTTAATACCATGAATGCTTATGATTCGAGTTCTTTTAGCATGGATGAAGCTTTGAAAAATGCAAAAGGCGATTTCAACACGCTGAAAACCATTTTTAATAACCAGCTAAATACCATAATGATTAAGATGGGCGAGAAAATATTGCCTTCAATAATTAAAGGCCTGGACTGGATTACCAAAGAAATTCCAAAACTTATAAAAAATTTTAAGCAAAGTAGGGCTGAAATAGTTAGTTATGATAAGGTTATTGAACAATTAGGCGGCACTTATGAAAACTTCCAGGATAATTTAAACAAAACACAAAGTGAGGCCATTTCGTTATTTGAAGCCTTAAAAAACACCAACGAGGGCAGCGAAACACGCCGCTATTTAATTGAACGAATAAATACACAGTATGGAGAGTACCTGCCAAACCTTTTAACTGAAAAAAGCTCGCTTTGGGATATTGCCAGGGCTCAAAATGCAGTTACCGAGGCCATAAGAAACCAGTTAGCACAAAAGGCCAAACAGGAGAAAATAAACGCTATCATCGACAATCAGATGAAACGGGAACAAAACTATTTAAAAACATTTGTTTCCGATAAAGCACCCTTAAGTTCGTGGATAGCCGGTTTAGAGGAGTATTCAAAAAAAGCAAATTCACTTATTTGGGAAAACGGAAACTTTAAACAGGAGCAGCTAAAAGAAGCTGAGAGTTTATCGGCAGTAACAGGCATCCCTTACGACACAATTATTAATCAGTTTAAACAGCTAAGTAAATTACGAAAAGATGATGCCAAGGCAATAAAATCATACAGTGATTTGTATAATTCATATTTTGATGGCAGTAGCGATAATCCTTTTGCTCCAACAACCGAAGATGATGGAAGCTCACCAGGTGAAAAACAAATTACTAAAATTACTGGCAGCGCAAAGCAAATAAGGAACATTACGGTTAATATTGATTCGTTTGTTAAGGGTGGTATTAACACGCAAAACACCGAGCTGGAGAATATGGATGCCGAGGAACTTGAAAAGTGGTTTACCGATATGATGATGCGTGTTGTACGTAATGTTGAAATGAGCTACTAATGAACGAAACCCGTGAATATTTTGCCATGCTCGACCGCGTTGCTGCCGCCGCTAATAAATTACCAAGGCGGGCAGCCACCGAGGCCGTTAACTTTAGCAAAGAGCGGTTCAGGAAACAAAATTGGGTAGATTACACCACGCAGCCTTGGAAACCACGTAAACCCGCCTGGCAAAAGCAGAGCAAACGCCGGGGTCAGCGGGCTATACTAATTGATACTGGCAGGTTGCGCCGCAGCATTAGGGTAGTGCATGTTGACAGCCACCGGGCGGTAATTGGTACCGATGTACCTTGGGCGCGCGTACACAATGAGGGTTTCCGTGGTCAGGTAAAACAAAACATTGCTGCCCACACACGTAGCGGGGGCGTAACGCGTAAATCGCACCGGGTAAAAAGCCATACCCGCACCATTAACCAACATATACCACAAAGGCAGTTTATTGGGGCAAGTGCCGTTTTGCAAGCCCGGCTGGTAAGGTTGGGGGTTAGTGAAATTAACAAAGCAATTAAAGGTTAAAACTATGGATATTTTTTATGAAGCGTTAACAGCGCACTTTGATAAGACCACAACAAAAGCCTTATTCACCAACCAGGGCGTAAGCTACCCGAGAACCATTGATATTAATATGGGGCAGCCCGATAACCCCGAAGGGTTTGAAATATTTTACCCGGCGGTATTTGTTAGTTGGAGCGAGCAAAAGCCAAATGAAAACGAGGCGGCAAGGCTTGCCCTGTTTTTTCATGTACTACAAAACCCCGGTGCAGGTACCGAGGGGTTTAGCAACCGGTTAACCGAGGGGCTGAAATACATTAAGTTTTTAAAAGCCCTGCAAAAAGCTTTAAAAGGCTTTAGGGCGCAAAATACAAGTGCTTTAAGGTATGTAGGCCAAAACCCAAACATAACACCGTTTTTTAGGTACCATATACAAAATTACCAGTGTTTTATTGATGAGGTTACTACCGAAAGTTATACCGATGCCGAACCTGAGGATATTAAAGCTACCATACAGGTAAAGCAAAAGGAGGAGGAGTTGCCTACCGACATAGAAACGTATTAAAACAAAAAACCCGGCTAATTGCCGGGCTTTTTGTTTTACTGCTTAAGCAGTGTTTTAAATTTATCTAACCAATAAATAACCTCATCGGGGTCGGTGTTATCGGGGTGGGTTTTACACTGGCTTATAATTTGCTGGGCTTGTGTAATTACCACCTTAAGTTCATTACTGGTTATCTCTTTTTTAAAAAATCTGGTTAATGCTTGTATGTCCATGGTTTTATTTTGTGGGTTACATGAACATAACGCCGCATTTGAACAATTATTTTGCATGGTTTACCTCCTTTGCACACCGTTTACATTTAATTAGCTTAACCAAAATTACACAGCCACGGGCAATTAAAATACCATTGCGGCGGTTTTCGCCTGTTTTGCAATTACAATTTAACCGCGTACGGTAATGCTGGGTAAAATAACAGCGTGCGGCCAAACGGGTTAAATCGCTCTTTTTTTCAACAAATTTGGTTATCATTACGCCTCCCCTTCCATTAATTTGTTGGTAATGCTTAATCGTACCTCTCTGTCATCAATTTTGGCTACATCAACCATAATGTTTAACAGCCTTTGAGTAGTTAGGCGGTTATGCCTTTTTTTAGGAGTTTCGGGCAAAGCAGGTAGCTTGTGCCCGGTAACATTAATAACTAAATCCTCAGCCCAATTGCGGAACATTTTAGCACGTTCGCTTTTAATAAAAAAACCTAACCGCACAACCCCTCTTTTTGTCCAGAATGTTGCTTGTGGCTGAACACCGTGCGGCAGGTCGTTGAAAATTTCAACGGCCTTAATAAAATGTTTGCCTTTTATTAATTCATCCTTGTTTCTGGATGCATGAGACCGGAGAGAATTTGGGTTAATTCCATAACCCATAGAAACGTTTTCAGTACTCATTAAAAACTCATGCTGTGTGTGGGGTAAAACCCCAACCGAAAGATTTTCGGTTACTGCAAAACTCATGGTTTTGCTTTCATTCTTTTTGGAACTCATATTAAAAGAATTTAAGTTAATAAATGGGCAAAGCTGCCTTAGGTGTGAGTTCCAGTTAAACGCCGGGCGTTGAACCAGTGCTTTCTTTCGTTAGCACCACCATAGCAGCTTTGCTTTATCTTTAAAAAAATGATTCAGAGTTTTGCCCTGAATGTTTAACTGAAACTCAGGGGCAAATGTATCAAATTAATCTTTAATTCCAAAATGAGTGTAAAAATCATCAACGGTTTTACCTGGGTTTTTCTGTAACCAGGTGGCTATTTTTTGGGCATGTTCATCACTTATTTTTCTTTGTTTCGGCAGTGATTTAGCGTTTTGTTCATGAAATTTTCGCACATTTTTCTCAATGCTTATAAATAAATATATTAATTCACCAAACCCCGCAAATATTAAAGGAAAAATTAATAGAGAAAGCACCGATACTAATAAAATAATTGGCTGTTCAGCTGCTATTGAATAAAATATACCAATAACAGCAGCGCACGCTATTAAAATAGCCGTAATAATTGATATAAATGCAATTGTTGATAAGGCTTTGTGTCTCATAATTATAAAATTTAGTTGATTCGTATTGTATTATTATAACTTACCCTTATATCATTAGGGTGTATATTGTAGGCTAAAATTACCTCAGCACCTTTAATTCTGTATTTACTTTCCGAAAAATCTATATCTTTTGATGTAAATTTTTTAAACTCATCGTGCAATTCACTCTCCCTGCTTATGTGAATAATTACATTATCGGGGTGCCTGTAGTTAATTCTGTAAGCATTATTTATCTGCACTATAATTTCCTTAACAAAACTATTTATTTGAAAAGAATCGTTTGGTTCAAATGTTTTTTGATTTGCCATGATAATTAATTTACAATTAAACAATAAATATATTAAAATAAAGTCAGGTGAAAAAACGCTTTACAACTGGTTCTAAAAGCAATTAAAAAAGCTTTTAGAACTGCATTAGTACGCATACGGCTCATTTATTTCTTCATCAAATTCAATTTCTATACCGTCTGCCAATACTTTTTTATCATCAATCTTCTTGCATTCTTTGCATTTTATGTTAGCATAACCAGT